ATCAGCAGCACTAGTACCGGCCCCAGCGCCCCTATTAGCAGCCTGTATTTTCTTCAAATCGTAACCAAACTGCTGCTTGGCAAGAGCTTGCTCCATACCAAACTTTTGCTGTGCTTCTGTTTGTCCGTATTGAGACTGTAGGCCAGCTATAAACGGAGCTTGAAGCGTAGCAAACTGCTCGTAAGGTAACTTAGATAAATCTAACTGCTGGCCAAATCCTTGCTTCTGAACGCCATATGCAGTTTCTTCTGCTGAAGCTAAGGCCTCTTGTCGTGCCCTATCCTGCCTATCATTTAAGTCTCGTACCATCGCTTGAGCAGCAGGGGAGTTAGGATCTAGACCACGCTCTAAAATAGACTGCTGTGTAGCCTCGCGCTCTCTTGCAAACGATTCAGCGTTGCGACGCTCAAACTGGCCTAATACGTTCTGCCTAGCTCTATCCATCTCAGCGGTAAAGTCTGCTTGAGGCTGACCAAGACCTCCTCGAAAACGGTTAAGCATTTCATCGTACGCTCCACCGCCGCCAACGATTACATCTTGCGCAACTGACTCTGGGGTCACTGGCTCTGGCCCTGCGTTTTGAACTGGTTGTGCTGCTTGTGGTGCTGGTTTAGCCTTGCCATATTTACCCAGCAAATCTTTCACGGTGTTGCCACTCACGCCAGCTTTTCTAGCAGCGTCCTGAAATGTTTTTTGAAGATTAGCATAGTTCGGGTCTGATGGATCAGTATTGCGTAAGGCCACTTTTGCTTTGTTATAAGCAGCCTGAGCAGATTTAATAGCAGTAGCACGATTATCGCTGCCCTGCTTTACGCTCTGAGTTTTTGGAGGATCTTTTGCTAATGCGCCTTTTTTATTTTTTGCCATAGTTACACCTGACCACCCATATCGTATCGTACTTCAAATCCTAAAATTTGCATTGTGGCATTTTTTAATGAGCCACCAAATCTAATCGCTGCGCTATGCCCTTGGCCCTTAGTAGCAAAGCGATCAAACGTGTATTCAATTCCTCCAGACCAGGGACTACCCCAAGGACTACCCCAAGGCGTAAATGTACCAACTGGAGACGTAACAGAGGTTGTTGCTGTTCCTTGCTTAAAGTCGGTATCAATACCAATCTGCAACGTAACTCCACGCTTAGTTTTTAGTAGCGGCCTTATGTCTCTAAACACTTTATAGTTTGAGCGCGAGCCGTAGAAACTAAATGCTGTGCGCCCAGAAAACAGAATAGGCTGGCTTGTTGTAGTTGTTGCAGCGTCTGCCTGACCTGTTTCAGCTTGCCATATAATGCCCGTAGAAGAGCCATAAAAGGGCATTCTGTTAAATAAACAACTAGAGAGGGAGTGCTCATCGGCGTACTGCACAAACTTGGTCCAACCCTTAGTGTCGATGCTATAAACTAAGAAATAGCAACCAGCTCCAGTCGTAGGGATAGAAATATAAACCCTTCTACCTTGCGGCCAAAAGAATCCATGCCATTGATGGTCAAACCCAAATTGACCAGCCGCATCTGAAATTAACGGATTTACTCGATAACTAACTACGTTTAAAGCCTGTTCTGGATCTGATTGGAATACGCTTGATAGCGGAACAATACCTTGCTCGGTAATAACCCAAACTTCGTTATTTACTCGTACAAACGCCCTATAGCCTAAAGGTCTGCCAATTACGCACCGATGAACTATGCCCCAGCTTGTAGGATCGCCAGCATAGGTACCGTTATAGAAAACAATTTCACCCTCAGAGCTACAAGCCCAAAAGTAGTCTTGAGAGGTGGTCGAAGTCGTGTTGCTAAAGCTACCGATGCCAACTAGAAAACCACCACGGGTAAAAACATAAGAGAAATCGAAAGCAGTAAGAGCAGGAGTACCACCCGTTCCAGTAACTTGAAGTCCTCCATACCATACCTTTGCTGTGTTTTTTTCTACAAAATAAAGTCGTTCTTTATGAGCAGTGACATTAATTAAGTTAGAAATAGTAGGACCAGTAAACGTAATGTTTGAAAACGTAGCCGCTGTACCATCCCAAACCTGGGGAGTATCGACTCCGTTGCAAAGGTAGATTCTATTGTTATAGGTAACTGATTGCCATTCGCCGCTAGTAGGCGCTGTGCCTGTTCGGTCTGTTACGGTGCCGCTAGTTGTTACAGAGTACAGCTTGGTATCAGTGCCAGCTATTAGCAACTCGGTTGCATCTGCTTTAACTAAAGAGCCGCAGAATTTAACAAGAGTTGTGGATCCAATATTAGCGAATTGGCTATAACCTAAACGTACCGTTGGGGCTCCAGCGCCAGGAAACACGTTCACAAGATCCAGCGCAAATGCTGGCTCCATATTGTCAATCGGACTTACTAGGTCCAAACCTCCATAAGGAGGCGACATTGTGAACCCCTGGAACGCCATCTACTCATCCTTGGTAATTTACAAATGGAGGTTTTTGTCCGTTTTGCTGCGGCTGCTGTTGTTGATTGCGAAAATAATCCATCAGCATTTGAAATTGCTCAGGTGTCATTGGGGCACTAGCCTTGCCTGGCATGTAGTTTTCTGGGCTTGGCGTTGGAGGATTAGGGTTAAAATCCATACCAGGCATATTAGGCGCAGGTGGGCGAGTCGCTATGCCTGGCTGCTGATTGCCGTTTGAACCTTCTAAGGCAGCGCTTAATTGACCACCCTGCTTGGGTCGCAAAAGGTCTTGGATACTTGGCCGCTGCTGTTGTGGTGTGGCACGTTCATAGTCTGATGGTTGTGGTATTACTTGACCAATCGCAGCGCCTTCTAGTTGGTTTGGCATATTGCCTTGAACGACACCTTGCGAAGGCTGAGGTGCTGGGCGAGGCAATCGACCTCCAGTTGATGTTACCAAACTTCCCTGCGAGTTGCGGTATATACCAGGAGAAACTCGTCGTAGTTTGCTTGGCTCTTTGCCCATTGCTGTTTTGCGCGCCATATTATTTCTCCTTAGTTTTATCGTATGATCGTTGTAATGCTTCTCTCATCGTTTTAGCTTTAACTAGCTCGCCCTGGTCGTTACGGTACATGCCAGGGGATTGACGCACCACCTCACCTGGTTTTGCGCGTACTGGAGCTTGCTGTTCTATTGGTCCTTGAAGCTGCTGCGCTCCACCTAAGTAATAATCGTATTGGCTTTGAGTGATTCGATTGTCCCTAATTGCTTCGTCAAGTTTTCCTTTGATCATGTCAAAAGTAATCCCTTGCTGTTGCGCGAAGTGTTTAGCGTTTGCAATAGCTGTTGTAGGATCATCTTTGGCATTACTCACAGCAGCTTTGCCGTACCATGCAGAAATATCAGAAGCACGTTGACCTACAAAGCCATAGGCAGTGGCTAGCGCATCAGTGAGTGGAATTACCGCTTTCCAGCTATTAGGATTACTCTCAGCAACTTTGTCTATCTCTTTCCACTTTAGTGCTTTGCCATCTACGCCAAAATCATACTTTGAACCGTCGGCAAGAGTTCCTTGGAAGTTCTGATCGAGTAAGTTGTTTTGTTGGAGCACCTTTCTAATGTTATCGCGCATAAATTGCGCTTTGCCCTTGCTACTTCCAGTCCATGAACCAATAGCGCCGGCAGTTGCGCCAACTAGCGCGCCAATTCCAGCTCCTATTGCTGTTCCAACTCCAGGTACAATACTTCCTATACCTGCCCCAATAGCAGCTCCAGAACTTGCACCACCAACTACACCTGTTTGAGTACGTTTAGTGCCAGCAGCCATATCACCTAAAGCTTGTGCAGTTTGATAACCACCATAAGCTCCAGCAGCTATATTTAACCCTGGGACTACATAAGCTCCCGACGTTGCGCCCGTGGTTACTGCAAGATTACCAGCTCCAGCAGCTAAATTAATTCCACCACCTACCTTGTTACCCTCTTTGAGCGATTTGTAGCCTTGATACATTTGGGCCAATGCAAGGCCACCTTGAGCAACCTGCCCCCAGTTTACGTTGCTCCAAAATCCAGGATCGTTTAACGCTTCGGCAGGTACCTGTTGAGTGCCGCCAGTGGGCATTTGAACAGTTGCGTTTGAGCCTTCTACGCTTAAGACTTTAGGCGTAGCAACCCCTGGCGTAGCGGCCTCAACTCCAACCATTTGAGGCGTAGGAATTGATGGAGACGTTGTATAAGTAGGTTGAGGGCTAATAAGACCTTTTATATTCTTAAAACCACCCATTGCTTCAGCGCCTAAAGCAACACCAGCAACCTGACCGCCAATTTGAGCTAAACCTGATTTTTGCTCTGCGCTTGCTTTTTCTTTAGCTAATTGCTCTGGACTTTTTGGCGCACCAAATCTTTGCTGCACCATCTGTGTAGCTTGTAACGGAGGTACTCGCTGCGTCTGTAACCAGAGGTAATAAGCTTGAGGATCAGATTGAGTAATTGCTGGTTCTTGCCCGATCATATCCATGTTCCAAATACTGCTACGCCATTTCTTGCATAGATAGGATTTCGCATTTGCCCACCGGCATAAACTACTTTACCTACCGTATCTCGACTAAACTCTTCGTTTAATTGCATCTCAAATTTTGGTTTCACGGTATCTAAACCATGCAACTCTGCAAACCTTTCCAGCACCCCCTGTTCAAGCAGTTTTTCGTTAAATATGCTGCGATCTGTGTTTGCTAAGAATTCTGAATATGGACCGTTATAATACGCCCAAGTTACCCCGCCATCTGATACGCTACCGCTTGTATGAGTTGGTGGAGTTGCTCCCGTAGTCCCACCAGCAGTTGTCTGATAATAGTTGCCATTATAGAAGCAGTACGCTCCGGCACTAAATGCGGTGCTTGTAGTCCACGTCACCGGCCTCACAGAGCGATCTGCAATGTATTCAAATATTATAATTTGACCGTTGTTTTCGGGGCCAGGAGTAGGAACAATTAGCAATTCTGTATTGGTAATTCCTCGAATCTGAAACCGTTGATATACTGCAACGTTGATTCCGTAACCCCTGTACTCAGCGTATTCCTGCTCGGTCATAGGACCAAGAACACGCCATCTTGTGCTTTGATTCCAAAACGAATCGTAATGATAATAAGAAAAAGCCGCTGGTAGTGAGTAAGTAGCTTGTCCCCCTACCAGCGTTATTGAGCCTGAAGCAAAGCATTTCTGCCAGGGATATGCCTCAAACATGTCACGGTTAATTCTATTAGCAATGGCAAGTAACTGCTTTGTTGTAGTTTCAGTGGAAGCTAAAACATTACTTTCTACAGTGTACCCTGCCTCATTTGCTACGTTTTGAATAACCGTTGCTATTGTCACGCCTTTCTCGGCCTCCCTCGACGCTTAGGCTCTTCATCAACTTCATTAGATTCTTCCAATGCGTCGATGCTGTAATTAAAAACTTCTGCGGCTTGAGCTGCTTCACGTCGCTGAGGTCGAAGATCGGTGCCTTCATTAGCCTCTATACGCTGAAGCAATAGCTCAACTTTCTGCTCCAAAGCTTTACGAACATTGATTTCTCTGTCTAGCAACTGTTGTAATTTAACCACAGTGTTCTGATCAGATTCAGCAGCTTTGAGCCAATCAGATGCAAGCTTAACAAACTTAGATAATGGTCCAAGTTTACGCTTGACGTCATCGCTCGCCATTGCTAACTGCTCAACCGTTTTAAAGCCTAAATACTGCAATTCTCGCAATACAGAACCACTCATCATTGGCCATTCAGCTAATGGAGTACCTTCTGTAACAGGCTCAGAACCAGCTTTAAATTGAGCATACTTTTCAGGGTATTCTTGAATGTCTTGTGGTTCAATCTTACGAACCGTCTCATCTCCACCTGGCCATTGAATGCTGATAGATGGGATTTCATCAAAAATTGGCCTCCCCTCTCGCAAACTCTTTTCCCTATTTTCGTTATAGGCGTAAAAGAATTTAACGTTTGCCCCAGCATAACGTCTTTTGGGCTGAGACTGGCCCGTTATTACGCTATTCCAATCTATTTGTGCCATAGATCTCCTAAAATAATAGGCTTAATTGCCTACTACTTTTATAGCATTAACCTTCAATTACGACGACTGTATTAATTGTGCCACCACTTGCCTGATAAAGCGTAATCGGTCCAGTCGGAATAAAACCATCAACAAACATTAGCCTATTACCGTTATCGTTGTTGGTAAGGTTTAAGCAAATATTAGTTGCTGAAGGAGCAATTCCAGTTAAGGTCTGACCGTCTAAACCTACGCCGATATGTGCAGCACTGGCGTTTTGAATAATCAAAAGCTTGCGAAACGGGTTAGCAGCTAATACTTGAACGCTTGTTCCCGTAGCTAATGTCGGGGTTGTAGTAACGGCTTTGCCGCCAAATGCTGTCATAAATCACCTTAAAAAGGGAGCTATACAAGCCTCCCTGTTAATTATGTGCCAGTGGCTACGGTGACAATCCATAGCGTTGAGCTTACCTTTGAGCAGCTTGCGATCTGCTTATTAAGCGTAGTCAACGTAATAGAAGCCCCTCCGGCTCCACCATTAATAGCTTCTGATGCTGATGCTGGATACAACTTTAAATCATTGGCTCCACCGTTGCGTACCGTTACAGTAGCGCCTACGGGTGTTAATGCATTAAGTTTTACGCCAGTGCTAGCTGCTGCTGTGGTTACGTTATTAACTAACCCAGTCAAAAGTGTAGCATCGGCGATTGTAGTTCCAGCCGCAGTAACAGCAGCGCTTACAGGCTCCTGTGGCAAAGCGTCAATAGTTGGATTTCCCAACTTTGCTGCTTGCTCGGCAGGCATTCCCAATCCAATTAAATCTGTTACTAATGGCATATTATTACCTTTAAAACAGGGGCGCTAAACAAGCCGCCCCATTTAGTTAGTTGAGCGTCAAATATCCAGTTGACTTCAATTCTACGTTTGTAGCGCCAACAGTAGCTACTGTGCCAGAAACGTTTTTAATTGTTGTCGAACCAGCATCATCAGCGACACCAGAAGTTGCGGTTGTAAGCAACGGAGTGTTAGCAACATACGAAGCAGCGATTTTGCCTCGAATGCCCTTTCCTACTCCACCGCCAGCAGGACCGCCAATCCATACCCATAGGTACTGACCAGCAACTGCTGCAACCTGAGCAACTCCTACATGCTGTACGATTGTTGATGCTCCAGATGTTTCTACTGCGTTAAACGTATCTGCAATTAAGCAGAATGCATATTGAGCAATAGTTCCGTTAGCTCGAACGAACATGTATTCGCCATCAGTATCAGAACCGATATCACCTACTTTTGCAGGTAACACAGCATCTGATTCCCAGACTTTTCGTGTATTAGCTCCAAATGAACCTGAACGTGCCATTTTATGTTCCTCCTATACTTTAAGCGTAAATTACAGCCTGAAGCGCTGGAGCAGAACAACACAAGTTACCTTCCACGATAATTACCGTGAATACAGCATCTTGGTCGGCTGGTCGCACCATCTCAGGAGCTAGAGGCTTGAAGTCAGCTCCTCTAACCAAGTCAAATGTCCAATACTTAGTATTGAGCAATCGACATGAATTAGTCTCAAGCACTGACGAGTTAAAGCCACCGTCAAATACAAAGTCGCATCCGTCATAGTTTAGAACCCTAAATCCAGCTACAGCCTTCTTTGCAGGAAGCTGAATACGCTGAATTGCAGTTAAAGAACTATGCAGAAACTTCCAAGCAGTACGATCCATAATGCCCAAATCTGGTTGCTCGTCACCACGAGTTACCTGACTGATAGCATCAGTGATTGTCTCTTGAACGTTGGAAGCCGACAAGGTGACGTTTACTGCAAGATTGCGAGCAAACGTATTAGTCGAACGATCAATAGTTCCATAGGTTCCAGACGAAGGAGAGGTTGAAATAGCCTTCTTTAGGCCGTCAAACTCAAGTCCTCCAGAACCCGTTCCATCACCACGAAGCGATGTAGAAACGGTATTCTTCAATCGAGATACAGCCGCTTTCATCTTCATTTCAGCTAAATCAAGGAGAGCTGCCTCATCCCTGTTAGCGCGACGATCACGACCTGAAATTGATATCGGCTCATAGGCTTGCTTGATTGCAAACCTAAATGCAGTGATATCATCGATTGCATCCAAATTGAACGATGAATATCCAGAGTAGAATCCTCCCATCTGCGTATCATTGTACATGATAGGCTTACGGAGTTCATATCCACCGGATATTTTACGAATTAAACCCTGATCATCAAGAGCGGCAAGTACCGGATTGTGATGCATAACGGCATCGGCAATGGCATCCGATTGATCAAACAGGGTAGCTACGAGTGCTTCATCTAAATTAGGCATCTTAGTTATCCTTTATAGTTTAAGGGATAACTTAGGCCTATGTTGGCTATTCGCCTGACATGCGACGCCGCAGGTTATCCCGAATGTCGTTCGTTATTACCCTGGGAGTTCCGCTGCCAGCAGAGCCAGATATTGATTTTGCAGCTTGCTTCGCTTTTTGAGCTACTTGGGCTTGCTGCACTAACTGCGGTTTTGCAATTAACTTTTGAGCTAAGCTTGCAAATACCGGATTGCCATTCACTACGTAATTATAGGCGGTTTCTAGGATCTCCTCTTGGGAGCTATACCTACCTGTTGTAGCTAAAGCCTGGACCACGGGGGCCATTTCTGCTTCTAATTGCGAAGCAGTTTCAGGGTCGCGGAATAAAGGCTTCTGACTTACAAAAGATTCTACAATCTTTTGGTTCATGTATTCAACTGCCTTTTTTTCCTGTTCCGAGTGCAGCGCCTTCCATTTCTCTTCTGCGATGCGCTCTGCCTCTTCTTTGGTTAGATAATTAACAGGCTGTTGCTGTTCTTGTGCAGGAACTTGATTAACTAAATCCTCTGGGGATAGACCGTAACTTTCTAACCACTCTCTTGCGGTGTCGAGTGGATTGTTACGCATAGCTCGATCCCACAACACTGAACGCCTAGCGACTTGCTCAATCTGCAAGCCTTCTTTTGCGTACTCGTCTTGGTAATCCTTAAGCACGTTATACACACCAGAATTGCGTTCGATTAACTGGTTAAGCTCTTGAGCTTTTTTATCGTATTGCGTTCTAGTTTCATAAGCCCTGCGATTAAGGTAATTTTGCAGGATATGAGCATTCTCAGCGGTTGGATTAAGAAACGCATCTTTCTCTGCTTTATTCATGTCAGAAGGAGGCGCATAAACCGTTTGAGGGGTTTCCGGTTGCGCTACAACTTCCTCCCGGGCTGTATCTGCTTCTTGACTTGCTTCTACTACGGGCTCTTGAGTCTGCTTCTCTTCAGAGCGATTCAACTCTTTTTTCAAAGCCCCGCGAAGATTTAACTCCGACGAGGAATCTTGAGTGTTATTCTCAGCTTCTACTACTTCAACTTGATTCTCATCCATTTCTATACCTATCAATTAATTTAGCCTTCATGTCTTGCATTAACCTACGCTCTGAAGCTCCAGACTCTAAATCAGATTTGTAGCCTCGTTCGTAAGCATCTCCTACTTCGATTGCACCTGCTGCCTTATAAGCAGCTCTTAACTTACTTTTGCTTGTATAAATTTCCTTTGGGTTAAGAGGGTTCTTTGTTGGCGGCATTTCGTCTTGAATAAACAAGTCCCGCGCATACGATTGGTATTCGCGCACCACTTCCTCGACTGGAACCACTTTTTCTTTTATTGGGCACCACTGATAAAGTTTATATTTCATATTAATCATCCATTGCTAAAACTAACAAAAGATACCTAATTCTTTTTATTCGCTCTTCTCCAACTACTTCTCCTGGAGCTGGCGCGTACATTTTACTTTGCAAAATCTCTGCTAATTTTAATACATTTGTTCTAACTAATAGTTCAATCGGTTTTTGCCTAGCCTGTAAGATTTGTGCAGCTAAAGCCTCTTCAAGCTCCTGCTCTTTGCGTTTTCTACGTTTTGCGTAAGCACCGGATAGGATGTCTGAGTTATCTGCCCAGCCACCTGGAAGCCCGTACTGTAAATGTAAAACACTTTGAAATCCGCTAATCACTATCTAAACCTGTTATTGGCAATGCTAATGGACTATTAGTTATAGTTCGCGTTCCTAGCTGCGTTACTTCATCGGACTTAGTTACGATCAATTTATTGTTATTATCAACGTAGGTATTATGCGTTCCTTGGGCTACCATGCCGTACATACTACGAAGGGATAAAGGGTCGCCAAATGATGACGCCTCCACGTTAGCGGTAGACCTACGCAAGAAAGTATCTGCAAGGTTGTTGTAAGTTGTTTCGTTTGGACTAATACCATCGCCCAAATAAACTCGGAACGGATCCATTTGAATAGAATTTGAGAGCGGAGCAATGATAGTAGTGTCGTCGGACCGATACAATCTTCCTCCAATAATTTGCACTGGAGTTGTGTTTTGATTGTCTAGTTGCATGTTTAAAATAGTTGTATCGATTAAATAGTTAACTTGATCGGTTGGCGTTACTCCATCAAACCACAAGGCTATGCCCTGAGAGCTGGTTTCGTTGAATCTGAGCCATGCATAAACACGTTGGACAGTAGTGACTCCATCCACGTCAGTAATGTCCATCTGCACGTTTGGATAGTCTGCTGTGAATTCAGTAATAGTGCTCCCGTCTATGCCATTTGCAACATAGATAGAGTCTACTTGTTGATTTGCCGTTGCTGAAAATCCAGTAGCAGTAGCAATAGCAAGAAGTGTTTGCGGCAAATATCCTAACTTTGCAATACGAATTCTGACCGTATCACCAGCAGAAATGCCTGTGCCATTGTAATAACTAAGCGAATAACTTGTTCCAGCTACACTCTCATTTGCTATTTCTGTTGCAGTTGTTTGATTGTAAATCTGCACACGCGAGCCAGCTTGTAGGTTACTTACTGTACCAGTTGCGTCAAATGGAAATGGATAAAGAGTGTCCTGAGCGCTTGCGGTTGTGACAGTGATAACACTAATAAGCTGAATTGCATTAGTTGCGTTTGCAACAGTTGTTGTTGCTCGCATTTTAAGTTTAATGCCTACTGCTGGATTGATTGCGCCGATGCCGCTTAAGTTAGCACCAGTTGCCGATAACCATGTTCCATTCCAGCCAGTACCGATATCGTATTGAAAGTCGTAAGCAAAATTACCTGTATTTGTTCCCGTAAGTGTCAAAGCTGAGTTAGCTAGCGCCGTGTGGCCGAGGATGAACCACGGGGTCTCCCACGTCGCGGTGTCGTTTAGATTCGGCAGAATAACAGCGCCAGCACCGCTTGTGGCCGCGCCGACCCCGCCCGCGATCACAAGCTGCGGGCTAGTTGGGCTCGGGTCGTTGCCGGTAAATACAATGCGTCCTGCAGTCGCGGAAGTGAACAGGTCTGCGACGTTGGTGCCGAAATTTTGTGCCGTCGCTGAACCCAAACCTGTTTTTACACCACGCCATTTGCATCGAGCACCTGTAATTGATGTTGCATCAGCATAATCGCTTGCACAATTGTCAATTGTTATGTTTGTTGCCGTCAGGCTTAACGTTCCAATGTTGCTGATTCTCGTATTTTGCACATAGCACCGACGTATAATTGCATTGTCAGTGTCTCCAATAGTAAATAGACTTTGTGCGTTATTGTTACAATTTAACGGGGTTGCACTCGATCCAATATTTTGAATAATGATATTTCTACATGCGGAAGTTATAATAAAAATCTGTGCAAAGGGCTGGACATTAGAAAGATTTCCAAACCATGCAAATGGACCATTAACAACCATTCCAGTTGATGTTGTTATCGTACACGCAGCAACAGTTGTTCCAGTAGTTTGCGTACTTCCAACCAGATTGTCTGCAAACGAGATTCCATTAAATGTGGCGGTTCCAACAAATGTATTAGCACTAATCCCAGCACCAATAACTGTTGTGTCGTTAAACACCGAATCATAACAGCGTGAAGCTGATAAGACAGAGGTGGATGTTCCGGTGGCGCGGATTACACTCCCTGTTGTTCCAAACATCTCGGCTTGCAGTCTAGTTACCGTACAAAATGTTGTGCTTAAAGAAACTGGCACATCATTGGAAAAATCGTTTTCGCGTTTTACAACTCTGACATCAGTCATTATTAAATTATTACAAGCGGACACAACGAGCATGGTTGCGGCAGCCGTAAATGTGACAACTGGTAAGCATCCTATGCCGACATCGGTAATCGTCACTTGCCCCAACATGCTGCCTATACTTCGCAGCGCCATCGACGCACAACTTGTTATTGTCAAGTCGCGACCAGAACTTGTTATAATGTCCCAATTATTGCAAATTTTATCGTACAACGCTGAACCAGATACGTTGGAAACATTCACTCCTTTGTATCTTAATCCTACTGTTGCGCTAAAAGTGTTTGCGTTCCAATTTGCGCTGCTCGATGACGAACAAATTAAATTTGGTATTCTGACACGCAAACCAGACACGGGCTTAAACCCACAAGGATTTGTTGCACGTCGAGCGATTGTAATAACGCCCGTAGCAGGGTCCATGCCAAAATACTTGCCGCGTACATCAGTTGCTACATACTGCGTAGCAGTTCCCCAGCGGTTATCAGCGTATAACCACCATTCGTACGTTCCGTTACCTACAGCGGTTTCGACCTGAATTGCAGGACAGTAGTCAGCTACAGGAAATTGAAACGTTTGATCATCGGTTCCATTAGTTGTACCCAGCTGATACCAATCGCCTGTCATTGAGCATGTGCCAGAAACACGAGCTGAGGTTATCTGAAGGTTTTCACCACCAACGATATGCAACCAAGACCGCTTACCAGCATCAGCAATAGTAATTGTAGCGCCACCAGGGAGCGTTACTATTTCGCCAGCTATAAACGTACCTGTTTTGCTGCGCAGTTTAATCCAGCCTGTTGCTGGCATTGCACCGCCGCCAGTGGTAATTGGCGTAAGGAAACCGGTTTGCCACACACGCAAAAGCTCGCCTGTTGCTCCTGATGTTCCACCAGTTACACCGTTAGTACCGAGTGCGCCTTGAGTTGGCACGTTTCCAGTTGAAGCAGTAAATGTAAGCTCCCAAACGGTTGTGCCATCAATAAGAACCGAGCCACCAAGCACAGAGCTACAAGTAATGTTACCCATCACCGCTGCTTGCTGATTCCAGCGCACGTCCGAGTTTACGGTAAGAGATCCACCGTTATTGGTGATCGTTTCACCGTTTAGCAGTCCAGCAATAGCTGCATCATCGTAGTTGACTGCGGTAGTAATAGTTTGGTTAGCCACCGACTAATCTTCCGTTTCGTTGTTGTTTTCTTCCTCATCCTCAACGTCTTCTAGTTCGACGCTAGGATTTCCCATTTCATCAGTTGTTACTTTGCCACGTCTTTTTTTGGTTTTAGGGATAATATTGTTAATCACTATTGGTTGCTGCTTAGTGCTTTCACTGGTTGTTTTACCTAGAGCCTCCATACTTATTCTAACTCGCTCTAATTGAGTATCAGCAGCTAATCTGCGCTCCTCCATTAACTTTTCTGACTCAGAAAGTTTCATTCGCATTTGCTCAAGCTCAAGTTTTTGAATCTCTAGGATTTGCGCCATTCTATTTGTTTCTTGTTGAATAGCGTGTTTATCCGCAGCAGATTGAGAAGATGCTTGAACCTTAAGCATTTCGACTTGAACTTGAGATTGTTTAATCTCTAATTCGCGTTGAGAAATAGCAAGTTTTTGCTGTTCAACGTATTGAGCAAACTGCTGGTCTTGCACTTTCAGTTGCGCCTCTAGTTGATCGCGTTGCATCTGAAGCTGTTGGTCTTGATAACTTAATTGATTCTTTGCAGCTTTGTCTTGCATTTCTAACTGAACGGCTTGCAATCGAGCTTGCGATTCAATTTGAGCTATTTGCATTCGCCCTTGCATCTCTTGCATCTTTGGATCTGGCGGAGGCGGTTGTTTAGCCGCTTCTTCCTTAGCCTTAGCAATCTCTCCAATTTGTTTAAGAGCCTTAGTAAATAGACCATCGATTTCTTTGCCTCCCTTGTATCGTTTAATCATGTTTTGGAACAAAGAAATAGAGAAGTCTAATAGAGGAGGGTATTGCTCAATTAGACCGCGCATTTGATCAAAAAAACCACCAGCGGTAGTAATCAGCATTGAAGCTTCTTGCTGCTGTTGCTGCTGATCAATCGCCATCATGCTATCGGTTGCAATTTGTATGCGGTAACTACGTTTCTTGGGGTCGCGCAAAACGTCAATAATTTGACTCTTAATCTTGTCAATCTCAGCTAATGGATCATATGGAGGCGGCATTGGCGGCATCATTGGTGGCATACCTTCCATGCCCATTTCAGGCATTGGCGGCGGCTCTGGCATTGGCGGAGCTGGAGGAATAACAGGCTCAATTAGAGCGTCTGCATCTGCTATCTCCATGATTTTAGCTTCATCAAACTGTTCTGCAATAATAGTAGCTAAGTTGCTAACTGAATCTGAAATAAACTTAGCAAACATGTTTTGACGAACAATAAGTCCCATCGAGGACCATTGGTTTTCAAGTCTATTGGCTGTAGCTGATTTATACTGCTCGGAAGTACCGCGCAAAAGATCAGATACCTTTAGAGTTTCGTACAACTGCTGCAAGGCGGTCTGACGGGCTCCCTGTAACACGTTTAGCGCGTTAATGTATGGCTCAATGTTCATGGCTTCAATGCCGTTAGCAAGGCCGCCACGCTGCTTATACGATGGCCAGTTAGTGACAGGGATAAGCTTTAAGTCACCCGTCATGAGCATTTCGACTTGACTGCCTAATGTCGCGTCATAAAGACTATTTGTGCGAATAGCTTGGGTTACAGCGTGAATACGAGTTGTAAGGCGCTCAACCTCAAGAATCTGGTCTTTAACATGGCTATAGTCAGATACAGGAATGACGCTGTCGGGGTCTACTGATTGACGAATAACAGAACAAGGGAAGAACTTTTCAAATGTAATAGGAGGATCTGAAACCTCTAAAAGAGTCTTTTCACCAGAGCGCTGAATCCAGTAGACCTTTTTAGTTGTTTTGCACCAAATCTCCCACAGTTCAGCCTTACCCTCGTATTTATCTTGCTGTCGTTTTAAATCTTTGGTTTCTACTTCTGGATAACTATCAAAACTCATGCAATCGCACAGTTCTGAACCAAAAGTTTGCTCTGCTTCCTCTCTTGTCAGATAGGCGCGTCTAGCTTGCCACTCTATTTCTGCTTCGTTTCGAGCATCATTACAAACATAATCGTTATAGTGAACAATTTCGATGACAGCTTTTTCACTAACCTTCTGCTCGATCTCCATGCCACCTAAAAGAATGCCATTTTCGCCTTCTTTTAACTCTTCTTCAGCACCATCAAACGGATTACCCTTACCGTCAATTAACTGACCGGAAGGATCGCGAATAACTGCGTATTCTTTGTAAACTGTTTGAAATTCTGGAACGTACCGAGCCCAAGTTACTGCTTGACCAGTTAGCAAAAACTGCAAAGCAAGCTCATAGCCCACTTTGTCAAAGTCAAAATCGCAGTCCATGCTGTATTGTGCGTTTCTTTCAAGGACAACGGATCCAAGCTCATACGGCAAGCTGCCGGAGCGTTTTCTTAGGTTTACTTCTGCCTTAGGAGTTGAAGAATAGTAAGCAGGAAGTAAAGTATTAGTACAATACCACCAAACATTAAGTCGTCTTTCTGCATCATTTAAGACTCCGATCTGTTTGTGGGCATTATAAACTCGGATTGATTCTTCTGCGGCTGAAATAAACTGTTTTCGCCGTTCAATAGCTTTTGTTATTTCACTTTTCCAGTATCGGCCACTATACTTATCAACTAGAGGCTTAGGTTGCTTTTTCATATTGTAGCTCGTTGACCTCTATGACGCATTTGACTGATATAAGACTGCAATTTGATAAGACCTTTGTTAAATACCTCTGCCGGTTGTTCCCATTTAGCGTCGATCAAACGTGCTTTACACAAATATCGTAAGGCATCAACTCCATGGTCATTACCTTGCGTATCCATATCTTCTGGATTTCTTTTGTCTATTGTCATGGATGGTAAGGTTTCTAGCAAATATGGGCAAGTGGCAAAAATGTACAGTAACGGCGTGTTAGCCACTAACCGTTGTCGGATTTGCGCCCATCCAGAGATTCTATCATTATCTGCTCGTCTAAAAGCTGGGTGCTGATAACGAGTAAAAACGCCGGTAAACTGATCATTAATGCTAGGGCCGCCATCGTGCTTAAACATACTTGGATCTGCGACTGCTATTGGATTTTCTCCAAGGGAGGCCGCTGCAATTCGTGTAGCTTGCTCAACATTATCAATTCCTTTGCCGGTAAGCTCTCTATATATGACAATTGCGCCTTTTCGATACGGGACTTCGTTACCTTTGTCATCACGCCCACTAGATACAGCGCCCCATACAGCGGCGAAAGGAGAACTATAACCCCAATCGAAGCCAAGGTACCGAGGCCAATGCTTAGGTATGTTAAAAGGTGCGATAATATGCTTGCTACTAAATTCAGGAAAATAAGAACCTTCATGAATTTCAAAATCTCCTTCAAGCCATGCCCTTACCAATTCCGGCGAGCCGACCATGTGTAATCGATTAATATAATCAGGATCACGCGCTAAAAGTATTTGATTGTCATGAACCCGACTCGGAATATAAATATAATCAAAACTGCTACCATTAGGCAGTTTTTTCTCTAAAACCTTCATACCTTTCGGAGCAGGTTTGATAAAAAGCTCTTTTAGCCAGTGATGACCTACGCCACCAGGGTTAAAAGTGAGGATTACTTGACCACCACCCTTACCTCGTAACGCTCCAAATAGCTTCCAAATACAGCTAGGATCGGCGTAGTTTCCTGCCTCTTCGATGGCACAATCACTTAAATTCTGACCCTGATACTTTTCAGCGTCACCATCGTTCGCTAAAGGTCTAAAACGTAGGCGACCACCCTTGGGGAAGGTAAATTGTTTTTTCTGGTCCTGCCAATGCGCGTTAAGCGGTAAATATATCTGTTTAGCACGCTCAATAAGGTCATCAGCTTGCGGTAATTCTTTGCGAAAAAAGATAGCATTAAAATCGGCTCCTAACTGATCCTGCTTGATAGCAAATTTACCTAAAACACCGTCAGTCTTACCACCACCACGAGCGCCACCATAGCCAACCAAAGTTATGGGACAATGAACCAAAGCCTCTTGAGGGCCAGATTGAGGCGCCCATACAACGTGCTCATCAGCTTGACTATGATGTGTATCAAATTCTGACATAGGTCTTAACGACCACTTACCATAACAGTTTGCTGATTATAGATTCTCTCTACGTTACAACTAGGATTCTGGCAAACAAAATAACTTATATCAGCTCCAGCATGTAAACTAACATAAGGCTCCTCAGCCTCAACCTTAACAGTCGTCACACACTCACAACAAGGACACCGACAAACATTATCGTTACTCATCTTTTGCTAAATACCTCTGTATAAACTCTTCTTTAGTTAACGGCCTAGAACTAACAACATTCCTAATCTCACCAGTAATCTCTAAAGTCTGCTGCTCACTCCAACCCAACTTAGTTTTTAACAGGTGAAGCAGTATCGCAGTGTTGCCGTCCATAGCCTCAGAAAGGGCTTTAGCAGCCAAATCCCGCTGCATCGAAGCCTGACCCTCTAGGAACTCCTGGATGTAGTACTTCTCGATGATATACGGGCTAACACGGGCCGCTAATGCGGTGCTAGACTTAGAAAGTCCAAGCCTAGCCAAATCCCGAATCTGTAACCCTAACTGCTCATCCTTCACATGATGCCGAGTCTGCGGAACCTCTCGCATAATTGGAGGTAATACCTCTACAACGGCGTTTGACAAAGGGTCAGGATTTTCTAATACAGGACCAACCAAGGAATCAGCTTCGCGTTTTAAATCGACTTCAGACATAAAAACTAGGGGTGGGATTTTTGTATGAATGGTGGGGTATAGAAGTAACCGGTACCCTGCTCGTTTTCGAAATCGTTCTAGAATTAAGTTTTATAGCTGTCGTTTGGGGGCCAGGGGTAGACTTTTCTAACTGATTCCAAGCACTTAGCTGAAAAGTAGATATTGCCCGATAAGTAATGTTATCGGTCAATTTAGTATAACTATGCGATATCATTGAGCAACTCCCCGTACTGATCCCATGTTATGCCACTAGCTACGAACAGCGCCATCACCTCACATAGATGATATGTGCGCTTCACCCTCTCTCTATAGCGTAACTGATACTCAGATATCCTGATCAGCTTTGCAAACGCGCTACGAGGCATGCCCAACCGCTTGCGTACTGCTTGATATAGATTGCCCCTTGGTAATGGCATGGTGTGATAATGCCCAACGGGTATACGAGCTGAGCAAGTGCGCTTACCCAACCATTGCTTGCTCGAATCCAGTTGGTTTACATGTAACCACTGCATGCAACCAAGTTGCATTAACAATTATTTTTTGTCTACCCATAAAATTATGCATCTTTCCCCTTGCCTACTATCATCATACCATGTATAGTTAGCAGATAGTCGCAATCAAGCGACTCAGGAGATAGCAAATATGACACAATTAAAACTAACAATCAACAGTCGGGTAATGGCGCAGAATTTTGAATTTTGGGTACGCATCTCTGATAAATATGGCGATGGTTACATCTATCTCGTATCAGATGCGCGACCTGGTACGCTAGGTCAGCAAATATGCGATAGTCACGGTAATTGTTTGGGCGCTAGCGCTGACACGTTTGAGTCAGTATGTCGTCGCTGGTATCGAGCTAAATTACGCAGTTGGCAAGCAAGATACGCGGATTAATTAATTAATTAATTAATAACGGAGATAGCAATATGAAACCAACTAAAATTCATGGATTCAAAATTAGAGCCGCTTTAAGATCTAATTTAGAATATGCGGGAAAAGTTCGTGATTGTACTAGAGTGTGGTGTGAAGACGGATCTTTACATTTAGTGACAGGCTACGACAGTAGAACCCTTGGGGAAGATCCGTGTTTTGATACCGTAGTCGGGTATTGGACGATTCCCGAGGGTAAATGCTATTTAGACAAAGGTTGTGAAGAAATTATCACTCGCCCAACTTTTGTTGAGTTTATCAAACCCTCATAAACCCCTCTAAATTAATTTGAAAGGAAATAGCAAGATGACCAAATACAAAATCCTTGGCTGTAATGATGAGCAAACTGAGTGCGATTGCTGCAATAGAAAAGGCCTAAAACGAACGGTTATATTAGAGCGTTATGAGCATGATGATGCGGTAGAAATTATTAGAGTTGGTGTTGATTGTGCTGAAATTTTATTGCGCCGTAATGGTAGCAGAAAATCAGCGCACCAGATTAAAAGTGACGCGATTGCAATTGAGGAAAAAAAGAGGGCACATGAGAAATATCTAGCTGATCGCTTGCAATGGAAAATTAACAATCGTATTCAGTCAACGGCTTTGTTGGCGAATCAAATATATATTAAAAATTGGCCAGCGTTTGATGTTAATGGGCCTACAAACAATCACGGAGAGTTACTGAGTAACGGTGTGCAATATGTTAGAATACCGACAGGTAAAGATTACAAAGCGATTGAGTCTGATTTTATTGATTATTTGATAATCAATAATTTTAAGAGTTATAAACCTTTGTAATCAAATAAAGGAATAACAACATGGAAGATAAAATCGTAGTAAATATTATAAGAGCCAGGCAATTACAGGAACGAGTGACTAAAAAACAATTAGCAGATCAATACTTAGATCGAAATGATAGTAAAATTAGGTGTGCGGCTATTGATAGAGATGCTGAAGATTTTGTTTTCAATGCATTTATTGCCGGTTATGAGGCTGCACTAGAACAGTTAAAACTAAAACCCTTATAAACCCCTCTAAATCAATCTCACCCCCCTACCCTTACCTTACCCAAGGGGTAGGGGTCTCCTCAGCGTTCTAGACCCCTTTTTAGCGATTTAAAACGATCCTGGTGTGGTGTCTGCGAGACACTTGGCTTCTTCCGCCTAAATACATGCCTAGTCTCAGGATCAAACTTCTCGAGATAGTCCCCGCAATCGATCCAGCCAGTAGGATCGTTGCGTACTGCCTGAAGTCTTAGCCTTAGTTTCCGATCTTTCTCGCTCTCACTCATATCACCCCATCATAAAAATATAAAAATTAAAATATCAGAAACGCTCTGGCCAACCATCCTTGTCTAAAATTTCCTCCTCCTCAAATGGCTCAGCCTCGCGCAAGCGCGGTATACTTTGTAAATTATCTTTTTTATAGATCTTAGTATTATCGATATAGGTAGTATAGATCTTAGTATGGATCGGATTCCGATCCCTCATGGGGTTGGATTCCGATCCCTCATGGGATCGTTTTCCGATCCCTTTACTGGTTGAATTCCGATCCCTATCTGGTTGAAATCCGATCCCTCTATTGGTTGAATTCCGATCCCTTGACTGGTCGGATTCCGATCCCTTTGAGCGCGCTGGATTAGTGTTGAGTACTCGCTTACGACCGTGATAGTTAACTAAGATCGCACCTGCTTTTGATAGTCGCTTAATCATGTCCTGAACCCTAGTTTCTGAAATTTGCAGTTCGTTGGCGATGTGCTCACGAGATGCAAAACAGGTGAGTTTGCGCGATTCAAACTCTGCGACGTAAGCGAGCAGCACTGCTTCGCCTAACCCGTATTTAAGATCTGACTTATTTACCTTGAAAAAATGCTGAGAAACTGATACTTTTGACATATATAATCCTTCCTAAGGAATACTCTATAGCTCGATTTACTTTAGCCGGTAGTCGAGCTTTTCTTTTTTAACACTAAATCGATTGTCGGTCACGGAATAATTTGATATTCTGATCTAGCTATATCCGTAAGCGCGTTTGAGGACTTCACACCTTGAGCGCGCTTTTTCTTTTGTTATCAGCCACTTATAAAATAAATAAAATTTCTGCATCTTTTTTGTTGCGCACTGTCATCTTACTGTTTATAGTGTGATGAGTGAGGCGAATTAACGCCGAAATTAATGAGGATATAGCAAGATGGAAGTCAAACAGATTAGAGAAGTGCAGGTTAATTATGGGCCTAAAAGTCAATATGTCGGCATTAAAGGGCCAGAAGATGTAGTTAAGTTCATTAGAGGAATATTACCCAACAACTCGCAAGAGCACTGCATAGTGTTATATCTCGACGGTTCGCATGATGTTCAAGCGTATGCAGTGGTGTCAAGCGGGGCGATCAATAGTTCAGTTTTAGATGCAAGGTTGGTGTTTCAGCGCGCTATGCTGTTGGGAGCGTGCGCAGTGGTGTTGGCGCATAATCACCCAAGTGGTAGTACACTGCCAAGCGATGAAGATAAGGCTATAACGAAACGGCTTGCAGAATGCGGCAAGCTATTAGCTTGCAAAGTGCTTGATCATATAATTATCACTGATAACGATTACCGCAGTTTGCAAGAATATTGCATTTAACCTTGAGGAATATATGAGAAAGCTCTTAATCTTAACCGCACTAATACCGACATTAACACACGCTCAGGATCGTGGGCGTACTTGGATCGATCTAGACCAGTACGCTCCGCGCAACTTTGAGATGGAGCAGGGGCAAAGGCTTGGCGTGATAGGTGTTCAGCCGGTTTTACCTGTACCGCAAGATCGTGGACCGTGGGGTAAAGGTTACTCTATTGTTACTAGCGAACGAGAGGTTGCAGACCCTATCGGTGCTTGGTCCGGTGGGGCTAGAACTAAACGAGAGACGGTGCAGCGGATAGTCCCTAATGATGCATTAGGGCAGCCGATGCGCGGCATGGAATGGTAAACAAGACCGCATCCGATGGGGTGCGGCATTGTCTATCAATCAAGGTAGGCTTTTTGGAGGATATAGCAATGAAATACTTACTAGCAGTGATCTTATTGGCTTCAGGATGCACAGGGATCGAGATGGGCGGCAAACTCTGGGTTAGTCGCGTAGACGAGCGCCAAGAATCGCAACGCACCCACAACGTGCCTTTAAAATGTTACCTGTGGGCAAACTGTGAACAACCTGTTGAAAACTTAAAATAAGGGGGAGGCTATGAGTAAAAAGTTACTTAATAAAGAATCAATCGAAAAATTAAGTTTGAACGAGCAACTAGAGGATATTACGCACGATCTAAGCGTTATGTCCGACGCGCTCGCAATTTTAACGACTGCAATCGTGCGGGCTCAGAGAGACGTGCACGAGATCATACAACAATTAAACGCAGAATAAAGGGGGATAAAATGAAACACGTTAAAGAATTGCTTTTCACATTCACCGGAATTCTAGTAACGCTTTTACACGTTGCTCTTTTTGTGGGGATCGTAACTTGCGCGGTAGGCGTAAGGATCTATGTACTAGGCGACGATCCCACTCAAGCAGTCAAGCAAGTGACAGCGCGACGATGAGCGCACGAGAAAACGAGAGCGGGCTAGTGCTAGCCGCTCTCGTGGTTATTGCAGCGATCACGATGCTTCCCGAAACGCTCACCTATCATGTTTCGCGCATGGTAGGCCGACCGCTCGAGCCAAGTCACCGCATCATGCGCGATGAAGTGGCAAGAGCGGCAGAGGCTTATGACATCGAGCCAGAGGTGCTTGAAGCCCTTGTTGAAGTGGAGAGCGCATATCGGCGAACGGCGGAAAGCAAAGTCGGAGCGCGGGGCTTGTCTCAGGTCATGCCATTTAACGCGCAGAGATGCGGCTTACATCGCGATCAGTTGTGGGATGCGGTGGCCAATTTGAGGTGCGGAGCGCTGATACTGCGTGAAGAGCTGGATCGCGTGGGTAATCTGCGCGATGCGCTCACGGTTTATAATTGCGGAAAGATTAATTGTCGGGAGGGAAAAAAATATGCATTGAAAGTCGAAAAATTAATTGCAAATAAGTTTAGATTATGATTAGTATGTACACACGGAGGATATAGCAAATGCACACACTACTAGCACAATTCCCACATTATCGTTTATCACTAGACGGTTTTGAATTTACAGTTGTCTGTAAATTTACATCGGATGGTTGTCTCTATTTTGATCCGGTGATCGGATGGGACAATCTGACAGTGATAACGCAAAAACACACTGAAAGGCTTTTAGATATGATTGACGATTGCATCTACAACGCAACGCCAGATGTTTACGAGAATTTTGATGTGAAAAATGACGACAAGTTTACCGAGGTATAATTATGAGTAATGAAATAACAACACAAAACAACGCGCATGAGATGCTTATCGCATTGCGTAATACAGTAGCACCAGGTCTAACAGACTCGGAATTTCAGCTCTTTGCAGAGATTGTCAAAACAACTGGACTGAATCCTGTTACTAAAGAGGTATGGGCAATCAAGGCTGGTGGTCGGTTGCAGTTAATGACGGGGATCAATGGTTTCCTGCGGATTGCAAATAGCCACCCGCAATATGACGGGATGGAAGTGTCGCATGAGTTCGACGGCAAGACTTTGATCAGTTGTACGGTCAAGGTTTACCGCAAAGATCGGCGCTTTCCTTCGGTAGCGACGGCATACATGGCAGAGTACAAGAAGAGCACTCCTATATGGGCTCAAACGCCTAGCGTTATGTTGGCAAAGTGCGCGAAAAGTCTCGCCTTACGTGAGGCGTTTATTCAAGAGCTGGGCGGATTGTATACTCAAGAGG